TAGCAGGATTACAGTCATTTGTTGATTTATTTTCTGGTGCTCCCGGACAACAAGAAAGAATTATTGCGTCATTAATGAATAATACTCTTCCATTATCTAGTCTTAGAAATGAAATAGGTAAAGTTCTTACTCCTTACACAAGAGAGTTAGGTTCAGACATTGGTGACTCTATAAGAAACAGAAACTTAATAACTGAAAATATTGCAGCAGACCCATTACCAATTAAATATGATATCTTAACTGGCAGACCTATAAAAGATCATGACTTTGTAACTCGTATGTTCAATGCGTTTTCACCTGTGAACTTTAATGTAGATTATTCTCCCGGTAGAGAGTTATTATTTAATAGTGGTTATGATATGCGAACCTCTACATACTCAGCTCCAGATGGAACAGATTTATCTGATAGTCCAAAAGTTAGGTCTATGTTTCAAAAAGCTATAGGTGAACAAAACCTAGAAAAAGTTTTTAATGAAATGGCTAAATCTGAATCAATACAAATCTCTCTTGCTGAGATGAATTACTACAAGAAAAATGGTATGAAAGATGTCGAACCAAGATCATTCCCCCACTACAAACGAATTGCAAAGGCATTTGACAAAGCTAAGAAACGAGCTTGGGCAAGCCTTAAACAAAATAACGACGTCCAAAAACTATTACTTGAAGAAAGAGAACAAAAAGTAAGAAACATTAAAGCAAACAAAGGCACAATAGATAAAATTCTAGAAATGCCTAAATAACAATTTAATTAAATGGCAATTACATACACCGATAATGGGGGTGGTGCGCCTAATGGTTCCGATAAGGAATTTACGTACACCTTTCCAATCATACAAACTGAAGATGTAAAAGTTGCTCTTAATGGAGTAACACAAGCGACAACTAAATATGCTGTTGACAATGTCAGCAACCCTACAAAAATAACTTTTAACAATACCAGTGTAGATAGTTCTGTACAAGAAACTTCTGGAGCACCTAAATCAGGTGTACTTGTTAGAGTTTATAGAGAAACAACTGTTGGTAAAGCAAACGGTGACGAAGACCCTAAAGCTGTATTTGCAGCCGGTTCTTCTATTCGTGCAACAGACTTAAACGCCAACCAAGAACAAGCTTTATTTGCAATACATGAGTTACAGAGTCAACCTGTTCTTGCTGAACAAATAGATACTGGAGCTATAACAAGTGATAAAATACTTGATGGAACTATTGCTACAACAGATATAGCTGACAGTGCTATAACTACTGCCAAGATAGCTAACTTAGCAGTGTCAGGTGCTAAGATTGCTAATACAACTATAGATAGTACAAAGCTTACAAATGGTGCAGTTACTACAGATCAACTAGGTACTAATGCAGTTACTACAGTTAAAATAGCAGACAGTCAAGTAACTAATGCCAAAATAGCTGACGGAACTATAGCCACTGCAAAATATCAAACGGGTTCTGTATCAGGTACTGTATTAGCAAATGGTGCTGTTACTGAGCCTAAAATTCAAGATGGTAGTGTTACAACAGCTAAACTTACAAGTGATGCTGTAAGTACAATTAAAATACAAAACGGAGCTGTAACTAATGCTAAACTTGCTAGTAATGCAGTAACTACCTCTGGTATTGCAGACTCACAAATTACAACCGCTAAGATAGCAAACAGTGCAGTAACTAATGACAAAATAGCTGACGCAACCATAGCTACTGCAAAATATGTAGATGGTAGTATTACAACTGCTAAAATAGGTAACGGTCAAGTTACTGAACCTAAAATTCTAGACAATGCTGTTACAACAGCTAAGATTGCAGATGCTGAGTTAAAAACTCTAGCTGGTATGCAGTCAGGTACAGCATCTAAACTTGCTGATAGTACAACTCTTACAGCAGATATAGCAGACCTCAACCAGATTGACGGTATGCAAAAAGCAACTACTGTTACTGATGATGACACT